ACGAAGTCACCAGTGGGTCCGAGGGTCTGGGTGATCTGGTCAGAAGGCCATGTGAAGGTCTGGTCGATGGTGTTGTAGATCATCAGACGCTCGGTGTTCCACGAGTCGATCATCTGATTCATCGCCATCAAGGCATCGGCAGATGTTTCGGCGGAAGGGACTTCGCCTTCGGCCAGCGCACCGATCAGTCGGAGCGATCCATTGATGATTTCACCCGCTGATGCCATTCTCTGCTCCTTCGACGGGACTGCGCCGGTTTGCCTTCAACCTACCATCCGGTTTCTTGACTGGAGCCGCCTCAACGAGCGTATCAGGATTGTACGGCAACCATCCTGATTTGAGGTCATATTCTGCCTCAAGCTCAGAAATTGCAACCTTGGTGCCGTGGAGGGGGTGTCGAAGGTAGATGACCATGTGACACGGGGGACCGAAGCCCCCCGTCCTTTCAGAGTGTCAGACCGTAGTCCTTCGGGTCAGATGCGATACACCGACCACGTACCCGTACCCGTCTTGCGGAAGCGGAATGAGCCACTGGTGATACCGGTCACGGTTGCAAGGCCGACCACGGTCACACCCGTGCCACCCGCGAGAGTGATCACGTTGGCGGCAGACGCATGGTTGATCGCCAGATCGAACGTAGACCCGACCTTGGCGTTGACCAAGGCGGTGTCGATTTCGGTGCCGGTCATCGTCGTCAGGGAGTAGTTACCCGAAGACGTTGCCGCGATGATGCCCGAGGTCAGTTCGGCCATCGTCAAGGTTGCCGCAGCAGACTTGACCGTGGGGGAGGGGGAACATGCGAGGGAGACTTCGTTGATGTTGCCATCACTGATTTGCCGTCCGCCGCCAACTGAAGGGAGTGCCATGATATTTTCCTTTGAATGAGATTGAGATGAGGGAGACAGGGGCCGAAGCCCCGGTCAGGTTAGCCCCAGATACGCGCAGCCATCGAAGGCCGGATCGCAGCGTAGCCGTACAGAACGTCAACACGACACGGCATCCGGTCGTTGTTGATGTCGTACTGGCGCACGATCCGCATGGAGATGCCGTTGTGGGTCTGGCGCGAAGCCATGTCCACACCCTGCGGCAGGAGCAGGTCAGCCGTTGCCAGCGTGATCGCATCCTTGTGGTACGACAGGTTCTGCGCGTACTGCGTCGAAGCACTGCCCAGCATCGTGACCACAGCGGTCGCCTGCGGGAACGAGTCCACAGTCGCCAGGGCATGGTCGGCGGTGTAGATCGCCGGGGAGATGCTCAGGGTGCCGGTGGACGAGGCGGTCAGGTCGGCGGTGACGACGAACTGCTGCAACGAGCCGGTGGACTGACGGGTCTGCGGGTTGACCGCATACACGCCAGCGATGGTGAACACATCGCCCTGCTTCCACGTCTTGCTCGAACCCGTGAACGAGATCGGCAGCGTGGCCTGACCCTGCGTTGACAGGGTGCCGGTGGAGGTGATGGTCGTGCCCCATGCGCCCGTGGTGTGCATCCCGATGGACTGGCTCATATTGATCTCGTCGAAGCCCAGAACGCCGGTGCCCATCATGCCGTTCTTGAACTGACGGGACACGGTATCGGTCGGGTTGAACAGACCTTTCATGCCTTCGACCAGGCCAGCGTTGGCGGCAGGGTTGACGGTTGCGTAGCGCGGCGACATCGGCGTGGCGAACTCATTCAGTTTCTGCTGGGCCTGCAACAGGACCAGCGATGTGCCGGGAGTGGTGCCGGGGGTGCCGACTGAGTTGTAGATCGACTTGTAGGCCGTCGCAACGTCAGCGTCGATGCTGGACGCCAACTGCGAGATACGTGGCTTGAGAACACGCTCCGCGAAGTCGTCCAACTGCATCGTCAGTTCGGCACTGGTGAAGTTGATGCCGATGTGCTTCTGGCTGGCGACGGACAGCGTGGTGTACTGCTCGTTGTCGTCCTGCACTTGCAGCGCGGCACCGTCCGTGACCAGGGCGCGGTCAGGCAGGCGGATACGCAGCGTGGAGCCGATCTTGGCACCCTGCACGGCGAACGAGTCGTCGTACTGGCGGTTGCAGTTCCGGCTGATCACCAGGTTGTTTTCGAGAATTTCCAGCGACTTGCGGGTGATCATGTCGATGGTTAAGAGAGAGTTTGCCATTTCAGGTTTCCTTTGCGTTGATTAACGAAGCCGTTGTGCTTCCAGCTTTTTGATCTGTCGGGCACGATCCGCTGCGATCCAATCCGATGTGCTCATGGTCTTCACAGACCGAGGATCGGTTGTATCGTAGGTGGGCGAACCCACCGAACGGGCAGTGACCGGCGCGATGGGAGCCGGGGCACTCGAAATTTTCTTCACCGGGGGGTCAGATGCCAGTTTGGCCTCGATCTTCCCGATTTCCTTGGCCTGTACGAGGGGTGGCAACCTGGAAATGCGATCCGCTTCTTTCGGGTTGGTTCCGAGGTAGTAAGCCACATCGGGACCACTGTCCGAAGCCTGGATCGTCTGAGCCATCGCGGTCGTGATTCGCAGGTTCGGGTTGTATGCGACTTGATCGAAGTCATCGTATTTCCCGCGTGCCTCTTCTTCACGCTCATGGTAGCTCTCAAGAATCTCGGACTGCTGCCGCGCCTGCTCCCGCTGTTCGAGCTTCTTCTGGGCCAGTGCTTCGGCGTAAGCCTCGACCGACTCAAACTGCTCGGCGGGTGGCAAGTCCACCGGGGGAGGTGGTGCTGCAACCGTCTGATGTTCCCGTTCCCATTTGCGCTGCTCTCGCGCAAGCCTTTTGCCAATCGCCGCGTCCAGTTCCTCCTGAGTGAAGGTCTTGGGGGCTGGCGGTGGCGTTTCTACCGGCGTTTCAATAACCTCAGTCTCTGGTGTCGCCGTGACCTCAGATTCCGACGCGGGGGTTTCAACCGCTGCTTGCAATTCTTCAGACATTCAATTTCCTTGCGGAACCCGGTGATCGCACCGGTACGTTATGCAATATTACACATACTAATGGAAAACACAACATATCAAAGAAATTACTTCAAAACTTACACCGGATTCCCAGCATCCCACCATCAACTTCCGCGTTCAGCGTTGAAGGGTTCGCTGGATCGAGGCTTCTCAGGCTCGGGGACTGCTGGGTCCAATGTGGGGAACCCGTTGGGTGGCAGCTTTGGAGGAAGTCCCACCTTGTCACTGGTGACGAAGGTGCTGAACAGGCCAACAACCACAGCAATGGCAGTAGCAATGCTGGCCGCATCAGTCTCCGTGATGGGAAGGACATAGCCAAACCCTCCAGCAACGCGGCACCCGGTCAGGATCAGGGCGGTCAGCGCCAGGGTAAGGGCGCTACGGTTCTTCCACAGGGCAGGCTCACTGACAGCCGCGCCCTTGCGGAACAGGTCGAAAAAGTCAAGGATTTTCGACACGATCACACCTCATGTCGATTTCTTGAACACGCCCGTGGCGTTGAACAGGCCGACCAGCACGCCGATCACGCCGCTGATCTGCGGCCACAGCTTCGCTGCGCTGCCGTCGATGACTTCGAGCATGCCCCGGACAGCCGACAGCTTCTGCTCACCCATGACCACAGCCGGGGATGGCGTCCTCAATGGCCTTGAGAGCCGCGATGAGGGCGGGGATGAGTTGCAGGATGATGACGATATTGCCCATGATGGCTCCTTGGTTACTTGCCTACAGATTGAAGGTTGAGTGCGATCCGCCGCGCCCACCCCTTCCCGAAAACGTCCCATGTGGACAGCCTGGTCATGAAGTCCAGCCGGTGCCCGTTGAACCGTGCCCGCACCGCGCTGGGGTCATTCTCACGGTTGATCGAAGCCAGCGTCAAGGGTCCGACCACCCCATCGTCAGCGACACCGACCGCCCGTTGCAGCCACCGGATCGCCTGACCGATGCCGCTGTTCACAGCGCCGTCGAACAGGTCGAACGCAAGATCAGGGTGCAACTTGTCGCATTGTGCGCGGTCCCAGAAGTCCCGCTTGTAGATGGTCTTGGCATCTGCAAGGGTCAGGGAGTGGATGTCCAGATGCGGGTAGCTGCGCTTGGAGATGCCGAACTTCGTTTCACCACCGGGGTCGTGCGGGTTGAAGACGTACCCGCCCTCGTGGTTGATCAACTTGTCGAAAACTTGGTCGAAGGTCACTTGTCCGCCTTGTTATCCAGCAGCGTGAAAATACGATTAAAGTTGTCGCGGATTTCTTTCGTCAAGTCGCCAATCAGGTCACGCGCCTCATGCTTGGGGAGGTATGTTTGAGGTAAGTCCTCGCGTAGCTTGGCAAGGTCTTTTTCAAGGTCACGCACCGCGACCCATAACACTCGGGCAAACCAACCGAACACACTAAATGCGATGCCTGCGATCATGTTAATAGTTTCTTGATTCATTGTGCCCTCTTGCGCTGCTGATAGCGTCTGATTTTAGTTCCTTGCTTTTGGCTTTCATCCGCTACCGCCGCCTCCTGCGCCCTCTGAGAGGGGTCGGCCTGCGCAGTGAGGCACAGGGTCAGGAGGATGGCGGCGAGGGGTTTCATGGCAGCGGCACCTGCACAATCTGCAAGCCCAGCCGCGCCATCGCCTCGAACGGCGGCTGGTCCGACACATCAATCGCCGCATACAGCGCCGTGATCTTGGTCTTCGTGGTGCTGATCCCGGCCTTGGTCGCCAGATCGGGCACTGCCTCTGGCATCCCCGGCGCGGTGGTCACGATGGCCTTGCCGTCCTTGTCCTGCGTGACGGTCTTGCACGGCAGCAGCGCGGCCATGTCATGGCTGATGGGGCCGGACGAAATGTAGTGCGTGGCCGGTGCCTTGCCCGTGGCAGACAGTCCGGTCGTGAACATGCCGTCACCTGCGACGCCTGCCAAGCCCTTGCACAGGGCGCGTGCGTTGGGCTGCACGGACGCGGGAATGATGATGGTCCGGTGCTTGATCATGCCAGTGTCACTCCATACAAGTCAGCCAGATACTGCCGGGCGGCGTCCTTGTCCTCGGTGCTGGCGGTGCTTTCGAAGAGCATGATGTCGCCGCGTGCGCCGGGGAAAACGTAGCTCGTATAAAGCCCGAAGCCCGTAGCAGTCCACGCTGAAAGGTCGAGGTTGCGGAACTCAAGGATGTGATAACTGCCTGCGGTCAGTGCAGTGTGCAGCGTACCGCGAGTCACAGCGGTGCCGCCCGTCAGTTGGGTGTTGTCAACCCAGACAGTCGGAGTCCCTGCGCCAGAGCCGACGCAGCCTGACCCAGATGCCGACTCTGCCATGCCGAAGAACTTGGTAGCATCGGAGATGCCGTTGTAAAGACCTGCGACACAGTTCGACCCCGAATCCCGCCTCACCGCAATCATGCAGTCCATCCCGTTGATCAGCGTCCCCGCCGCGAAGCTGGCCGTCGCCATGCTGTCGTCGATGCCGTCGTAAAGCTGGAAGATCGGATAGCCAGTGGCGTTGTATGTATCACCCGGCCCAAGCGTCTGCCCGGCATACGCCGACTCCAGAGGCCGTGCCGCGCTGGTGGCCTGGAGCATGTGGTTGCCGGGGATTTCGCGGACGGAGATGTTGTCGAGTGAAAATGATTCCCCGATTAGACCAGGGGTAATAAATACGTATAGTTGTGAGCCTGGTGTTAATCGGCGACCTGTGATTGAGCCACTAGCTGCGGTTGATGTGGTAATGTTTATTGTCCCGTCACCGATATATATCGTTCTGTTGGCTGTGTCGCCCGACCACGATACAGAAAACTCATAGTATTTTCCACCCGTCAATGTTGATGGCTTAACGAAGCCATAAGCACCGTTAACAGTTGATGTGGCTAAAGATGGCAGTACGCCAGAATTTGTTATCGTAGATGAAAACGCGTTAAACGAGGCTGGTGCTATATTCGGCCACAGCGTCGTAGGCGCACCCGCCCGAATGTCCAGCGCCAGCCCCACGGGGTTCGCACTGTCCGCAACGCTGCCCGGCACGCTGACCGGAGTGGTGCCGGTGTAGTCGTTGAAGCTGGCGGTCAGCAGGCTCGGGTCGATCCACATGCCAGGGCTGTCGACGCCATCGGGCCACAGGGCGATGGGGGACCACTGGCTTGTCGCATTCACGCACAGCGCCGCAATCGTCCCGAGGGTGAAGGGGACGCCGTTGCGGAGAGCGACCCCGTAGCTCATCGGATGTTCACCGGCTTCGCGTAGACGGTGCCGCCCGTGCTGACCTGAATCGCACTGACGCGCCACGGTGCCCCGGTGCCTTCGGGCACCTTGAACGGGATCGGGCTGTTGGCCGGGATCGGGGTGGACGAGGTGGTTGCCCTCGCACCTTCACCGACCGCGACGTAACACGCCTGATCCGACCAGATCACGACACCTTGGGGGCCAGCGTTCCACGTCCCCGTACTGCCAACGGTGTCGGTGTACGAGACTGACAGCGCGGGAAACAGGGTGTCATTGAGGGGGTTCAACAGTTCCATATCAGGCTCCTGAGGTCATTTGAGGTGATTGTGGCACTTCCGGTGCCATTTGTGGGGCTTCTTGCATACCGGGAGCCTCTGGTGCCTCTCCCGGCTCCGCAGTCTCACGCTCCATGTCGTCCTGTGCCATGCGAAGGTCGCCGGAACTCATCATGGCGTGGATGGTTCCGATCACGATGTCCTGCATCTGATCGGGGGTCATACCAGCCTGAACAGCCGAAATCCGCTTGGTTTCAGCGTCGAACGCCTTGATCTTCGCCTCGAACTCCTGAATCTCAAGGTCGCGGTTCTCGAACGACTTCTGCACGTTCTGGAGCATCTGGTGCATCTGCTCCATCTCCTGTCCCATCGCCTGCATCTGCTGCTTCGCTGCCTGCATCTCGGGAGACTCATCCTCGTCACCGAGCAACTTGGGATCGATGGTCTTGGCAAACCGCTTCGCCATCTCCTGGGCACCCGGCCAGTCCATGTTCTTGATGAACAGGTCGCCAGCAACCGTCCACAACTCAGGGTTGCCCTGAAGCAACTCGGTCATCGCGTTCAGCGACTCCTGCCGCTTGGTCATGTAGCTCGGACCCGTGGTGACACAGACATCGTACTTGCCGACCCCGAGGTTGTACACCTTCTGGATCACGATACCCCGCTCGTCCACGATCTTCTTGACGGGTTCCGGCTGGTCAGGGTTTACCCGAGCCATGTCCGAGGTGCCGTCTTCACCGATGATCCGGGCGATGCGCTCGGTGTCGTAAATCTTCGGGATCAGGTCCACCAGTTGCCGGGTGACGCAGCGCACCGCACGGGCGAGGTTGTCAACGTAGTGGTACGTGCCGGTGTCGGCCTGACGCTCACGGGCGAGGATCGCCTTGCCGCTGCGCTCGTTGGAGGTCGCCCCAAGGCTGCTGTCGTACTGCCCGGTGGCACCCTTGATGTCGTCGGACGCCCCCATCTTGGCCTGAATCAGCCCGTTCTGGGCCATCGGGGGCTGTGACCGCTGGGGTAGTGGCAGGGTGGCCCCCTGACCGTCTGTAACGTCCGGGTTGACCTCCAGATAGGGCCAGTTGGTCGTGTTGGCAGTCTTCCACTGTGTCTCGTAGCCCTCGAACTGCCCACCGTACCCGATGAACGGCGCTTTGGGTGCCAGCGCCAGCATCTCTGCCTCCTGAGAGGTCCAGTAGTTGTACATGCGCTGGGCATCCTTGGCGTTGCGGACGATGCCCGAGAGGTACAGCCGCCCGTCCACCTCGAACTCGTTGCCGATCACCCGCACCACGGGGATGTGCGAGCCTGCCCAGTCGTTGCGCTCCAGCACCTCGAACCCGTTGATCTTGCAGTATTTCACCTGCTTGACATCCACCTCGCGGGACCGGATGGGCTTCATGCCCAGCGCCACCATCTGCTTGTCTTCGGGCGAACCTGACAGTGCGCTGACGTTGCCGTAGTACAGGTTCAGGGTCTTCTTGGTGTGTTCGATGTAGTAGTAGTCAGCGACCCGGACCGTCTTGTCGTTGACCCACTGTGAAACCGACTGGTCCCCGACACCCTGGTCCTGAAGCGACGAGATGGGCTGCGCGTTGGGGTACTGACGCTCGTACTCATCGACGGGGATGTCCTCCGTAACGAAGCACCACTGCGCGTCCGAGCCGCACGGGTCCTGGATCATCGGGTCCATGTAGACGCTGAACGAGTTCCGCACCCTTCCGATCTTGATGTCCTGATCGAACGAGGTCGGGTCGGTGTACTCGGTCAGGATGCGGATGTAGCCCTCACCGTAGGCCACTTGGTTCTCACAGGCGGTGTCATAGGCCACATCAGCATCGCTGATGTACTCGATGTGCCGCACGATGCCGTCGAATATCTCAGCGACCTCAACGTCACCCTTGTCATCGGCGGGGATGACCTTGCCGCTGGGACGGTTCTGACGCTGGTCGTTGGTGACTTGGCGAACGTGCTGCGGGAGCTTGTTGATCGTCAGCGTCGGTCGGGCGTTGATGCTCTGCCCCTGGACCGAGCCACGGGTCGCAAGAACGTCAGCAGGCCACTGCCAGTGATTGTCCGGGGAGCCTGCATAGAACCGCAGATCGTCAATCTCGTCCTCACGGGTCTCCGACCACGCTGAGATTGCCAGCGTCATCCGGTCACGGGCAGCGGCAAGGAGGTCTTTGTCTTTCTCAGCCATCAGTGACCCATCCATGATGATGCAACCATTGGTCCCCGATGCCCAGCGTAGACCTTGGAACGGGGTGTATTGGCCGGAGTATATTCTTTTCTAGCCACAGGGAAAGCGAAAGTTACGGCGATGGCATCCCCGATGTCTGGGGAAGGCAGTCCACGGGCCTTCATGTCCTTCTTCGACTCCAGCTGGATCGCGCCGCTGGAGGTGAACATCACCCGGACCCCCGTGAGGTCGGCCATCAGGCGCTTGTTCTCCTCAATCGAGGCTGTTTTGAGCCAATCGCGCATGGCGCACCATATTTCAGCCCGTTTGTTCAGGTGCGCCTTCGGATTCTTCGGTTTCCACCCGAAATTCACCCCTCGCACCTTGTACCGCTGCTCGATCAGCCTGTCATAGATGCCAGCGCCCACCCCACCCTCGTCGATACAGGTCATCTGGGGCTTGTAACGCTCTATGGCGTCGATGATGTTGCCCACGGAGCGCATCGTATCGTCACCAGAGTGCCGTTCGATGGCCACGATGTCACGCCCCTGACGCACCACGATCACCGTGCTGTCGCTCCCTGAGCGTGCCGGGTCGATCCCCATGATGATGGGTGCCGACGGGTCGTTGTGCGCCTTACGGGCGAACGCCTGCATGACCAGCGTGGGCGAGATGAAGCTGCCCTCATCGTCCAGCGGGAACTGGCCGTAGACCTCCACCCGCGCCTGGTACGAGTCCTCACCGAACTCAGCGATGATCTGCTCATACATCGCCTTGTCGGTGCCCTCCACGGTCCTCGCGTCGATGTTGTCCGTGAGCCAGAAGTCGCGCTTCTTGCCGAAGCACTCGAAAAAGTACCCCGTGTTGCGCCGGGGGTTGCTGAACGCGAACCAGAACCGATTCGGCGTGTTCTCCGTGAAAAACCCCCCTGCAACCGACCAGATGCCGTCCGGGATGCTGGCGGCTTCGTCGAATATGACGCACATCCCGAGCATGTTGTGCGGCCCCGCGTACCCGTCAGGGTTCTCTGCCGACCACAGCTTACCCTCTGCGGACCAGTATCGGGTGCCGATCTTGAGGTCACGCTCCACGATCTCGGTCAACCATGCGGCAGGGACCAGCTTGGTAGCCGATGGCTCCCACCAGTGCGCGTTCGATGCCATCGTGGACCACTTCATCAACTCAGCCCATGTGACCGACCGTAGCTGGTTCTCGCTGTTGGCGCTGACGATCACGCTGGAGCCGATGCGGGTGGACAGCATCCACAGGATGATCCACCCCACCAGCGCGGACTTGCCGATGCCGCGCCCCGATGCTATCGCCAGCCTCATGGCGTTGAAGTCCACCTTGCCGTGGTTCGATGCCACATGCCGCCCGATCTGCACCAGCACCTTCTGCTGCCACTCACGCGGCCCCGTGAAGTGCTCCAGCGGCGTCCCCTGCACGCCCCACGGGAACACGGACATGACGAAGATGAGCGGGTTGTTGTAGTACAGGGGCGATGTGATCTGCTCCAGCAGCTCCTGCTCCTGCTGCGGGGTCGATACCAGCGACTTAGCCATCAGGTGTCATCCTCATCATCGGTGGGGGTGTCGGTTGGGACGAGAGGGTATGGATTGTCCGCCTTGATGGTCACATCGGTCGGTGGCAGGAGGTTGTTGAGCCTCTCCACCATCGCCATGCCCTGCCTCTCCCGGTCCTTCATCAGTCCGACCAGCGAGATGCTCTGGTGGCCCGTAACGTCCACCTTGGTCGTGGTGATGAACTCCTTCGGGTCGGCCAGCGCCATCAGTTTGAACCGTGCGTCCACCGCCAGCTTGGACCGCGCCACATCGTCGATGGTCTGGTCCGTTCCATCGGCCTTCGCCAGGATGTCCCCCCTCATCAGGTGCGCCGCCACCCTGCAAGCGTCCTTGTAACGCCTCTCACGGGTGGGGTCGGCCAGTATCCATCGCATGAACCGACCAGGGGTGATGCTGCGATGGTCACGCGACAGGAACAGGGAAATGCCCTCTCCGTTCTCTACCGCATCGACCGCCTGATCGAAGATGGCCTCGAATGTGTCCATCATGTCTTGCTTGCGTAGACGAGCAAGTTCCAGCGGGGAGACAGTCGGGGGGTCGAGGTCGAGGGACGGGTCAGGGTTGAGTGCCTGTAACCATGCGGGAATAGGAGTGGCAGTCTGCTGGGTCATACCACGATATTACACGGGTCTGTGTTTCTTGTGGGGCTGATGGGGAGCAAGTGCGTCACTTGGTGTTACAGAACAAGAATTCTCAGAAAATAAAAAAATTGGTTCTGGGTCCTTCCAGCCTCAGCAGCGCAGAGCCAAGGCCCTGCNNGTCGAGATGCGCCAAGCTGCATGACACCCGGACACACCGACACATATTCATGTTGCACACCCTGTAATCCCGTGTTACACTGCAAGCTGCATGACACGATGGATACCCGGACACATTGACACAAATTGTCGTATGACACTTATTGTCACGGTCAATATGACAATTATTGTCACATTGTCTCAGGATATGTGAACTATGGTATTCATTTATCAATGTTATTGAGTTGGCATGCAGATTGCATTGTTATTCGCGTCAACAACCCGTAACCCTGAAAGAAACCTATCATGAAACTGAATACGTATCACATCGAAGTCACCGACACATTTGGCGGAGAAGCGAACTATTCATGGAAACGCGAGTACATGGTACGTGCGAGAACTATGCGCGGAGCAATCCAGGTTCTTGCCCGCAAAGATATCCCAGGATGGAGCAAGGTCTATGGAGACTTCGACAATGCGCGCTATGACTTGTCAGGCGCGTGTGTCTGCTGCTTCGTTACTTACGTCGACCCCGGCGAGTCTATCTATGCCGATGTTCCGTTTATTAATTAACCTTTGGAGAAACCTATCATGAAACAATCCGTCAATTTTTCCGCGTTCTGTGACGCATTCCATGCGTATAACCGATATAACCAATTCGGATATACCGCGCT